AGTAGCTGTTATCCTGCCGCTAGATGGTAAGGTGTATAGCCTGTCCTTAAATATAGAATCGCTTTTCACAATGTATTATAACAAAAACCCGCCCCTTTTAAAGGGACGGGTCTTGCGTTATGGCTACAACCCAATATTACCTATTAAAATCAACGAACTCGACCAAAGGTGCGAGAATCTGAACGAACTCCAGCGATACTGGTCTTCGCTAAACGGCGGGTGCGATTAAAATTGCGATCATAGATCACAATTGTTTGATCTGTTTCAGACTGAAGCTGAGCGTTAAGAGATTCGCCCTGCTTGGTGTAAAGACCGAAAAAACGGCCTTTTGAATTACGAATAGCTTTAAGAACTGACTTACTCATATTTGTATATTAGTAGACTTTGATGGTTTTGTCAACAATTTTTAGTGATAATTTCTTATTTTTTTCTTCATCCATCATAAATGAGGCTAATGGGAACTGAATTAGCTTGACAACTAGAGCTTTTATGTTCCTAGCATTTAGTTTTTTAGCTTTAATTTCCTCAACTAGAAACTTCTGGATCGCCTTGGGAACAGAAAGATTAATGCCTTTGTCAGATAAACGATTTTTAATCTTTTTTATTTCTACACCCACAATATTCGCCATAATCTCATCATTTAGCGTATTGAAGATTAAGGTATTTTGTATTCTAGCTATTAGCTCTGGTCGTAGATATTTACTCAAACTTTCTTTATAAGAATCCTGCTCATTATTTTCGGACATGAATCCCATTGTGTTTTTTGTGGCTTCTTTGTGACCAATGTTTGTTGTCATCACAATAATGCATTTTGAGAAGTCAATGCGCCTATTGAAGCTGTCTGAAATGTAGCCTTCGTCGAGTAGATGCAGGAGCAGATCTAGAATTTTGGGATCACACTTCTCGATCTCATCAAACAAAATAACAGAGTTTGGATTGTCTATAACAAATTCACTTAGGATTCCCCCATCTTCATGGCCAACATAGCCAGCATTTGCTCCAAGCAATTTAGAGATACCAGTCTTATCTTGGTATTCACTCATGTTGATTTGAAGGAAAGAATTCTTATTCCCAAAAAAGTGTTTGGAAATGTTCTTAGCTGTAAATGTCTTGCCAACGCTAGTTGGGCCGACAAATAAGAAGTTAGCCAAAGGTTTATTTGGGTCGTTTAGTCCCACCTTTACAGAAGCGAGGATGTTGTAAATTCTGTCTAAAGCTTCCTCTTGACCAAATATTTCTGACCGCATCTTCTTTTTAAAATTAGAAAAAGATTTGTTACTTTCTCCAATTATTTTTTTAGGTATGCCCGTCTTTTTTTCGAAGACCTCAAGAATATGATTTCTTGAAACTTTTCTTTTCTTGTCTTCTTTGTCTATATAAGAGACTAAATCTTTAATATATTCTTTAATTAATCTTCCTGATTCTTCCTCAGTGTCTGAATCTTTATCCTTTACAGAAAACCTTTCTCTAATATTAGCTAAGTCTTCAGTGGGATAGTCCTGATCGATTTTTGCTTTAGCTCCAACTTGGTCAATAACATCAAAAGCTTTCTCAGGAAACTTCTTATTCGATAAATAGATTTCGCTAAGATCTAATATATCTTGAATATTTTTTCTTGAGTATTTAACTCTGTGAAAATTTTCATAGTATGAAATACTATTTTTAATCATAAGCTGAGTTTGCTCTTTTGTTGGCTCTTTTACCTCAACCTTATCGAACCTTCTTTTAAGAGCGGGGTCTTTCCCAAAAGACTTTTCGTATTCTTTGAAGGTTGTAGCTCCTATGCATTTAACGTCCCCTCTAGCAAGAGCGGGTTTGAGCATATTTGAAGCATCTATACCGTTCTCGCTGGAGTTGCCAGCACCCATCAAGGTGTGAATTTCATCAATAAATAAGATTACTTCAGGGCGAGATTCTACATCTTTAAGTAAGCCTTTAAATCTCTCCTCAAACTGACCTCTGTATTGAGTACCAGCTACCATAGATGCCATATCAACGCTGTATACGGCACACAAGCTGATATGGGCTGGAACTTCATCCCTAACTATTTTTTGAGCTAGCCCTTCAGCAATTGCCGTTTTACCAACGCCAGAATCCCCCAGTAACACAGCGTTACTTTTATTCTTTTTTGACAAAATCTCAATCAAACTATCTATCTCCTCATCCCTTGAGGTTATAGGGACTTGATTTTCCTCCATAGCGCGATCATTAAGATTCACGCAGTACTCATCTAAAAATCCAGAAGGCTCGCCCTCCATAGATGTCTTAAGTAAGTCTAAAAACTTTTCTGAAGGCTTAGATTCAAGAGAAAAAACTTCCGATTTAGGGATTGCTAAATTAGCGTCTATAGTCAATTCAAGGAGAACCTCAGACATGCTCAAAATATCGCAGGAATCTGATTCTATAGCTTTACAGAACTGAGAAGATAAAATGCAGTAAAGTATGTGATCTACCCCAATAAAAAAGTCCTCATTATCGTCAGCGAATGACTTGGCATCAGATATAACATCATTAAGTTCAGAATGCCAAGCATTTTCGTTTTTGGATCTTGAGAAGTAGCCTTCATTGTTAATGCAAAAACTTTTAAAATCTTTTACATATTCTTTAGATGAGTACTCAATACCCCTGCTCTCAAGCAAAAGTCGAACTCTATCAGAAAGGTTGCATAAGCAACCGTAAAATAAGTGAGGTATCCTAATTAGAGCGTGGTCATTTGATTTAGCGAAAAATTTAGCGTCCTTTATAGCTTTTTTTGCTTTTGGAGTCAGATTGTAATCAGTTAGAGACATCATATATAGTTACGCTTATTTTACCTGAGAAAGCTTCATATAAATCTTATCTTTTAAAGTATTTATTGTATTGGCAAATATTATGTCATCACCCTTACTCCCCGTAAGTATGACCACATCGTCTTTCTTAGGCAATTTATTACCAGCATCAAGGTAATCTGTCAAGCGTGATTCTCTATTACTATCCATAAATAACGCATTAATTACACCTTTTTCGTCATGTAGTTCTAACCTAGCGTATTTATTGCCGTTTCTGCTTGTTCTCTTAGTTATGTCAGCTAATACGCCAACACATCTCACTTCAGACCTGTCACCCGCCATCTTCACGGATTCAGAGCATTGGTAATCTTCAGGGTGCTTAAATATATCCCTGATGCTATAAGAGTAACTGTAACCCAAAAGCTTAGTTTCGAAATACCAGTTCGCATACTTAATAGAGTGTTTATTGAGTCTGCAAATCTCCTTGTAAGGCTCCCACTTTTTCTTTAGGGTATTGATTCTGGTATCTCTGAAAATCTTTTTGTTGTCATCTGCAACCATTTCATTAGTTATGACATCATTAATCGAGTCTATTATATTGTAATTATAGTTCTCGCCTAACGCTATGAAGTTCCTTTTCTCTCTATCTGTTAAGGCATTAAAAACTTGAGCCTCCAAAACTAAATCGGAACGATTGCCATCAACAAAAGATTCCAAAAGACCAGCTTGAATTAGACTAGATAATACACCGATATTAAGACCAACCTGCTTCGCTACCACAAACACCTCATACTTGTTTGCAAAAGAACCCTCTCTGAAATCTAGAAGATTAATCAAAACCTTCTCAGAAACGCCCTTGATTGAATTAAGACCATATCTGATGTCCTTACCCTCAATCTTGAAGTCAATATCTGATTTGTTGAGATCTGGCGGTAGAAGCGTAATATCAAAATTGGCTAACTCCTGAGATATCTTTGCTATTTCTTCATGGCTATTTGGCTCAAACTTAGCGAACCTCAAAAGACTTAAAAAGAATTCTTTTGGATATTTAAATTTTAAATAAACTGTAATAGCTGCCAAATACGCATAACTAATTGAGTGGGATTTGTTGAATGAGTAGTTTGCTGAGTCTTCAGCTACCTTCCACAGAACATCAGCTATAACAGGATCTGGATTTTCAAGCTGACTGACCTTCTCGCTAATCTTAGCCTTCCAAGCTGGCATTTGATCAATCTTCTTCTTGCCGACAATACGACGAAGCTGTTCTGAATCGTCTAAGCTGAACCCGACCTTCACAGCCATCTTCATTAATTGCTCCTGATAAAGAGGAATACCCCCTGTGTAGTCTAGAACAGAATCAAAGAACTCATGCACTGATTGAGACTCTCCAGTCTTAGCGTATTCAGCATAGCGATCTTTGAAGTCTAACGCTCCGGGTCTAGCAATAGCTACCACAGCGGAAAGTTGCTCAAGATTTCTTGGCGCAATCTTTTGGCAGACTTTGAAGTTTGTATCTGCTTCGATTTGAAACAATCCTTGAGGGTTTTGCAGGTCAGACAAGGCTGTATAAATCAAAGGGTCGTGAGGATCAATATCATTTACATCAAGACCTAATCTCTCACAAACATCATTGACAACTGATAAAGTCCTCAAACCCAAAATGTCAAACTTGACACTCAAGCTAGCGACATCATCCATGTCGTAACCTGAAACTAAAGATCCATCATTAGTCTTTTGCAGGGGCATGATGTCTGACTGTTGATAGTAACAAATAGAAATACCTGAAGGATGCACTCCAGTATTTTTCACTAGACCTTCCAGTTTTCTAGCTATCTTAAATGCTTTAGGATTATTGTCTGCATGTTTCTTAAATGACTCGCTCTCTTCGTAAGCTACCTTTAATTTAGCTACCTTTCCAAACTGCTTTGGAATACTGTCGCTAATTTGATTTACATCCATCTCCTTAAGTTCAGATACAATTTTACCGCACTCCTTCATGCAGAGCTTACCGCTAAGTGTATTCAAAGTTAAGATTTTGGACGTTCGCCCTTTATATTTTTTCTCAATATACTCAACGACTTCACTCCTGCGATTATAAGAAATATCGTTGTCAACGTCAGCAAGAAGAGAGCCGTCAAGAAAAATTTCACCACCATGCTCAATTTGTTTTGCTCTACTTCTAGATACGAATCTTTCAAAAAATAAGTCATATTCAATTGGGTCAATATTTGTTACACCTAAAAGATACAGGACTAATGAACCTGCCGCAGATCCTCGACCAGCGCCTGTCGGGATATCTTGCTTTTTACAATAGTAGAGTACATCCCAGTTGAGAAGGATATAATCAATAAATCCTAACTCTTCAAAAATCTCAAGCTCCATAATCGTCCGATCATAGTACTCCTTACTGTTTGAGAGTTTAGTAATTCCCTTCTCCCTCAAACCTTTTCTAGAAAGCTCGTATAGGATCTCTTTGTTTGGACTACCCTCCTCTAAACCCAATTCATCAAGAATTTCTTTTGGGACTACAATCTCTGGCAGCTTTACTCCAGCTGGAAATGGATTTTTGTATCTCATAGCTCTATATTAAATAACTGCTTTCTGAAAATCTTGAAGTTCATTTCAATATCGTAAAGAGCATCATGCAATCTATTCTTATCATGAGGAATATTGTACTTTTTTAGTAGTGCTGCTTGCCCTGTTCGCAAGCCCCGTTGGAAAAAACTGTTCCAACCGTACTGCCAACATATGAAGTTGTCAAAATCAGGCTTATCCTCTTTTGCTATAGCTCTAGCCAAACTAAGAGTATCTATAATTCTGTTCACATAAGAATGATCAGACCCCAAGCCCATCAACTTTCTCCAGACATTAATCATATACACATCAAATCCTAAGAGATTCTGACCAACAACCCTGTATTCTGGATTGTAAAGCTCTTTAGAGAAGTCATCCCAAACCACTTTCGGATCTTCAGCTTGTGATTTATAAAAATCTTTATCAAATCTTGTAATTCTAGCTGCATCTTCAGACATCTTTAAGTCTTCCCACCAAATATACCTATTATTCTTCTCTAAGATGGTATCTCCTTGAGCTATAATCCAAGACACTTGGTATGGTTTTGACTTGATCAAATTTAAGCCTTCAGTTTCTGTGTCTAACACTAGATACTTCTGCTTCTTGTCAAATCTCAATAATTGATCATTCATGACTGTTCAAGGTAACTTTCCAGACAAAACTCTTCGCTTCCAAAATGACTTAAGTTTGGGCTACTAAGGGTTGATTCTTTACCAAAGGATCTATTCGAAAGAATCTTGTATGTTTGGAGAGCTTCGACATCCTTCCTCTCTTTGTAAAGTATGGTCTTCGTCTTGACAACCTTATATTGCTTTCTTTTTACAGCTTCTTCAAGCTTAGCATTTAGTAGGTGGTCGAAAGGGAGAGAGTTGTCTTCACTCCAGAAAACAGGATTTAGTCCTTCTAGATTAGGGATACAGTTTTTTTGATGAAAATTATTCTCGTAAAGATAACTGTCGTAAAAGGGAACCACAAAGGATAGGGCTGAACTGTCCCAATACTCTTTGAATGCAGCGTAGTCTATGCAGCCATCTCCCTCCGTAAAAGCACAAGAATAAATTTTATTTAGCAACTTACAACCTTCGTCATTCTTTGCGAAGATAATATTTTTATGACTAGAGCTTTTGGAATCCTCCTTCATATCATTGCAGAAGGTGAGTCTCAATCCGTAATACAAATTCAAATCGTTATCCAAACAGACTTTAAATGCCTTCATGAAACTCGTAAGGTTATCCTCCACCAGAATAACATCCTTGATCCCATTATCAAGGCACATTTCGATCAGGGAGTCTGAACCACAATCTTCTGACTCGCCTTTGAGAGTCAAGATACTTTTGCCATACGAGTATGTAGATTTAAATACTGGGATCATTACTCCCTCATTCTACACAACTCTGAACAAAGATCAAGAACAATGAGACGGGCAACCCTTATAATATTGAATTTCGTGGGTGCATCCCTCTGGAACAGCATCCTCCGAAAACTCCTCCTCAAAGCAGGAGCCTACAATTTGGCCATTTGCATTTTTAAAAACGTAATAAAAGAAATCAAACTTCATGGCACAGTGCCACTTTTTTGTTCCATCTTTTTTTAGTTCTCCTTTTTGGGTCGCAAAACCACAGAGAAGTCTACCGCTAAATGATTTATCCGAAGGGAAACCTTGATCTGAAGCCATATTAGCTAGGGCATCATCTTCAGAGAAGCTATCAAGATACTTTTGAATCTCGGTTAACTGTAATTCAAACCCGAAAAGATCCTCGTCGCTCAAAGGAGCCATTCTCATCACTCCACTTTTTTTTGCGTCTGGATCTAACTCAAATTTTAAGAATAAAAATTCGCTCTGCTTGTTTTCGTATTCTGGATACAGATGTTTTGTAGCCAAGCTATACATCAAATCCTGCATGTTATCTTCAAGATCTTTACCTTTGAAAACATCCTTGCTAGTCTTGAAGTCTCTAATCAAAGCAAACTTTTGTTTTTTATACAAAAAGAGTTTGTCAATAAAGCCTCTGATTCTGTAAGCTATCTGACCATCGTTCTTTACAATATCGAAGTCCTGCTCAGAAAGCCCTTTTGTAGGCTTGTCTAAATCGCCACCAAAGAAGTCGTAGTTAAGACCGTTAAAGGTCATCTCTTTGATTAACTGAATATTGTCCTCGTCATCAACTTCTTCGCGACGAGCATGCTTCATTATTAAACGCTCAATAGAAGGCACGGCAAAAATATCTTGAGCCTCCATGATTTTGTCATAGTGAGACTTTCGTTTTTTTTCTCCCAGAAGTTCAAATATTAAGTGACAGATAGAACCTCTTTTTGCTCCATCATTGCTGGTATCAGGAAGCTTCAGCTTATACTTGCACCAATACAACCAAGAACAACCTTGGGCAGTCTTAATTCTACTCGCGGATAAAGCTGTTTTAGGTTCAATCATTTATTTTTTTGGCCATTTTACTTTCCGTTTTAGTAAATAAGGTTGGGTTTTTAGAGACAAAATTACTAATATAATCTTTTTGCTCTTGTTGGTCTATATGCCTACTAAGCCAGTTATTGATATTATAGCCACTCTGATACATTTCTCCAAAATCATTTCCATTTTGAGGAAGTTTGATAGTAAGATTATCTAAATCAAAATACTTTGCTAGCTTCAGATAGTTCTTAATCGCAGCTATCAATCCTCTATTCTGTGAGGATTTAGAATCATTATTAGTTGAAATGTAAATATCATCTAAGACTTTGCTAGACAAATAATTAATAATATTAGAGCTAGCAGAAAGCCCAAACAAAACTAAAACATTTTTAACACCTTGATCATATAAAGCCATTGCATCACCTATACTCTCAACCAAGATAACTTGACTCCGACGGTCGATTTCTGCACTACACTCATTGTCTTGAATGCATGCAGGGTATACCCAAGTATTCTTTTTACCGATATGCTTCCATTTAGGAAAATCGTTATGATCGTCTATCTTCCGACCAGAGAAACCGATAATATGATTGTCTTGGTTGTAGATGGGGAAGACCATCCTACGATACATTTTGCCTACTCCAGCCAAGCCAATTTTAAAAGCTCTTTGAGTTTCCTCTGAGATCCCACGATCTTTGTAAAACTTGTAATTCGGGAAAAGTTTGTCTAAGCAATCTTCTGGATAAATTTGTTCCATTTCTATTCTGTCTACTTTTTGGGCGACATAAACTTTATCGCTTTTTATTTTTTTTAAAGTTTCAGAGACCTTGTGGTCATCTCCCACAGTCATTCGAACTAAAGCATCAAAAGGTAAAGATCCTTTAGGCTCTACAAAGTCCATCCAGACTCCAGTATTTTTATAAATTTTTAAAGCGGTAGCATTGTCCCCATTGCGATACAAAGCTTGTGATCTCCAGTGATCACCACAATCGATAAGTTTATAACCTATTGAAATTAAGACCTTCTCAAACTCTTCAGAAGGAACCAAGTTCTGGGATGTCGTTTCTGTTTTGCCTTGCTGGTGCATTTGGTATACTGTCATCTAATTGTGGATTTCCATTTTGTACAGCGACAATATCTCTCAAGTCGCCACACTCCGTAATATTAAAATTATTGAAGTCTAAATTGATAAAGTTCTTTCTTAGGGAATCTTCAACTTGGACTGGTTCAATAGCCCCAGCTATGTCTCTGCCTAAACTTCTATACTTAACACTGATCATCTTATGAGTGCCAAACCGCTGGCCCTCCAACTGTATCTCGTCCTCCGTCTTACGCCTGATGATGAACATGTGGGAACAGAACTGTGTGATTCTATCAGAGAGAGATACAATACTTTCGTCATCAATAATGTTTTGAGAGTTTCTGTTAGTTGTGATACCGCTCCTGTTTGACTGAACAGAAGTGATCATTGGGATAACTGGGTCTCCGTTTTCAAGAACTTCCTTCTGAATGCATCTTTTAAACTTGTCTACCATCTCACCAACAACCTGCCACTCATTCTTGTTTCCTGTAGAGTCGTTAGTTGTTTTAATATAATCGAAAGAGAAAACCATTTTGTTTCCTCTGCCAACAGTTGAATAGTAAAATCTTTTAAGGGTGTTAATCATTACATCAACATCCATCCCACCCACATTGTAGTAATAAAATTTTAATTTACTTATTTTTGGCCATACAGATCTAACTTTATGCACCACATCCTGCCCAGCTTGTCTCCATTTGCCACTTTCAAGAAGATGCATTGGGACTCCAGAATGAGCCGCACACTGACGCATGATCAGTTCCTCTTTGCTCATTTCACCATTATCAAAATGCAAAACTGGAACATCGTATTTTAGCGCAACCTTAGTTGCATAATCCATACAGAACTGAGTCTTGCCAACTCCAGAACGAGCGACAATGACGGTGATATTACCCGGGCGTAAAAGAGAACCGTAAATATCATTTACTTTATCATGCGGCCCCATCATTCCAAACTCTTCGATTGGATTATTACCTCGCTCCTCGATCATATGCTCCATATCTTCATAGATATTTTCGGGAATATCGCTTCCAATATCAAACAGGTTAATCTTAGAGTTGTAAATTTGATCAGCGGTTTCGACAATCTCTCTGTAAGAAGATTCTGGAGCCATCCCCTTCATCTTCTTTGAGATCAACTCTGAAGACTCTACGATCTCTCTTCTAATGGAGAACTTCTTAAGCTCCTTTGCTGTTTTAACTAAATTCCCTGAAGGAACAGATCGCATAGCGAGAGACTTAATATAATCAGCAGCATTGATATTCCCCTCAAAGCTAAGTCCAACTTCATTAACCCTTTGAGCCAAGATAATATTATCTAACTCCTCTCCTGCATCAACAGATTGTTTAATTACCCTGAAAATGGTAGCATGTAAAAAAGAAGCTTCAGAATAAAAATCTTTATGGCTAATGAAATTAGAAATCTCAATAAGGGAGGGTGGGTCTTTTAGTAGTCCAGCTAAAAGCTGTTTTTCTAATTCGTAGCTATAGATCATTAGGCTGTTCGTTTTCTTTTTCTATTCTATCAAGGTACTGACTAAGAGCTTTAGTTAAACCTAATTCGGTTATCATAGAATCAAATTTGGTATAAATAATTGGATCGCCAGATTCATTGGCTGCAATCATAATAACTCCCTTGTGCTTATCGGAGTCGCCAGAAATTTCGTACAGTTTCTCCACAAATCCACTTGGGATTGAGAACGCTTCTTCATCTTTGCTCATAAGTAAATGTCTTGGTTTTCAAAAAATGACTGATCCACAGTGTCATTAGGGTATATCTCTACCAGTTTTATATCGTTCATCTCGCAGAAGTCGAGCTTTTTTTGATCTCTTTTCAGTTGGTCTAAAAACTTAAATCTGTTTTTATGAAAATGTTTGACATATTTGGTGTGTTGAGCGCCCTGAACTTCAATAGCTATTTTTTTATTAGCATTATAAAAGTCTAATGACAATCGACTGCCAACAACCTTAAACTCTTCAAAAACAACATCGCTACTCCAGTATGGATAGAGGAAATCTTTAACGCTTTTCTGAAACTTACTGCGACTAGAAGCTTCCCAATCTATATGATATTTTCTGGGATTTTTGAGGTTTCTTAACTTACCGTCTGTAGAATAAAATTTCATTCTTGACCGCTAAACATTTTCTTAAAATATGCTACTAAATATTGACAGAGGGCTGAGTCATCTTCAATCAAAGAAAATAATTTATTCTCCCCCTGAACTTTTTCAGGAAGCGAAAAACCTCCTTCAGAAAGTACTTCTCTAAAATCTTCTGTGATCGAAATCCAAGCTCCAGCCTTTTTGATGAACTCCCAAGCTTCAAGAGTTCCAACAACCTCCTTCTCTACCCAGATTGAATTACCACCAGTTCTTCCATAACGGATCGGGTAAGATATCCGAGTGTTAGTCTTTTCGTTTGGGGATTTTTTTACAACGACTTTAGCGTAATGTCCAATAGCTGGATTAGTCTTTGGGTCCATCTTTTTGACAGATGGATTAAGTAGTATCTGATCTCCACCGAAGCGAGGCTCAAACTCAATGATCCAGTTGGCGAAGTGAAGTAGAGCATTACCACCTGTCGCAGTTGTCTGGCGAACGGGAGCTTTTGAGTATGGGTCTAGCTTAATATCTGCTCTAACCTGAGAAACGAAGATCGCCATATGACCCCTTTTACCAAGAGCTATTGACATTTTCTTCATAAATGTAGCTGCAATGTTTGCTCCCCCAGCTACTTGAACAGCGTCTTCAAACGTTTTCGCGTTATCAGCTTTCTTAATTAACCCATCAACAGAGTCTAGAACAAAACAATATTTATTTTTCTCGTCATTTGAGGATACCAGTTGGCGCATTAAATCCACTACAGTCTCGTAAATATTAGACTCAAACACAAAGCATGTGCCTTCCTCCCACTCTTCATGATTGAAGACAAACTTTACTCCACACCTCTTAATCATTTCGTCAGAAAGTCTACCTTCTGCTTTGAAGTAAACCCCTTTTGATTTAGGCATCTTTAAGAAGTTCTTCATGACTTCTAAAGAAGCTGAAGTCTTACCTCCTTCATTCATTCCGACAAACCTATGCAACCCGGGGCCAAAGCCTCCATCAAGATGATGGTCAAACTCCAGAGATCCACTTGATACCCTGTAGTTTACCTGCTCTTCATAGTTGAAGTGATCTTCTTTATTATTCTTCAAAAAATTGCCAACTAGATTTTTGGAGTCTATCGTCCCTGTTGTTTTTTTATTAGCCATATTATTCTTCTTCTAAAAAGTCTTTTACTGTTCTCTTCTTTCTTTTGACGAATCGATCTTCGCCGCTTTTTTCACCTAGATTGTATTCGGGGTATCGTGACTTGTCTGTCACATAATTAAACTCTCTGAACCTCCTGTCAAGCTTCTCCTTAACTTTTGAATGTTTAAAGTAAGCTAAGGATTCAAATCTCCTACCGAGGTTGACCACATTCATGAATTCAAGTGAATAGAGATCCACTAAATCATTCAGCATCTTCATCTCCCTAGCATAAAAAAATCTTTTATTATTTTTTGGGTCTTCAACTAGCCTTTTTAAGATGTCTATTTTGCTTATCTTGGGTTTGGCAGTCTTAGGTTTTGCCTTTTTAGATTCGCCAACTTTCTTTTTTGTAAAGATGTGACCACACCCACAACAAGAAGCCCTAGTTGCGATAAAGTCTCCGCAGCTAGGGCATTGCTTTTTACCTCTTGGCATAAAGTTAGGTTAACACTCTTTGATGTCGTGTGCAACCATTTTCCTGACTAATTCAAGGAAATCAGTTTGAGGGTTCCAATTAAGCTCTTTTCTGGCCAACGAAGAGTCTCCTAAAAGCAAGTGTACTTCAGCGGGTCGATAGAATTCTGGGTTAACGCGCATTAAGATCTTATCTTCATGCATGTATTTTTCATTAACCCCATGACCATCCCAACGGCACTTCTCAAAACCAAAACCAGCAAAATTAAAAGCTTCCTCAACAAACTCACGAATATTATGAGTCTCATTTGAAGAAAGAACATATTCTTTGGGTTTTTCTTGATTAAGCATCAACCAAATACCTTTGACGAAATCTTCAGCGTCACTCCAGTCTCGCAAGGCATCTATGTTGCCTAATTCTAGAGGTTTAAAGTCTCCGCTAGCGTATTCTTTTTGAATACGAGCTACGTTCTTTGTGATTTTACGAGTGACAAACTCTTCTCCTCGACGAGTGCCTTCATGATTGAATAACCAACCTTGAATAGCATACAGGTCGTAAGACTCCCTCCAAACCTTCACCATATGCCTCGCGCTAGCCTTAGATACTCCGTACGGGCTTCTTGGGCGCAAAGGGTGAGACTCTGACTGAGGAGAATGCAAAACGTCCCCAAACTCTTCTGAGGAGCCAGCGTTGTAGTATCGACATTCGGGACAATGTTTGCGTATCGCCTCAAGTTGATACAAAACCGCCATAGCGTTAGTCTCCATGTGATTCACTGGCATTTTCCAACTTACGCCCACAAAAGAATTCGCCGCAAAATTAATGAAGTAATCTGGCTTTTCCTCCGCTATTACTATATCTGTGTTAGCTTGATCTGCAACGTCAAGATCAATAAGCTTGAAGCGTGGATTATCTACTAAATGAGCAATATTCTTGTGGTTCTTAACGCTTAATCTACGAACACCAGCAACAATAAGATGCTCTGTATTTTTCAAGAGGTAGTCAGCCATAAAGCTGCCATCTTGACCTGTGACTCCTGTGATGATTACTTTCTTCATTTAAAAATTTCTTCTACACGTTTGAAATAACTACCGTCCTCTAATTTAATGTCAACATTTTGGTTTATTTTGACATAATCAAAGTGAGGTAAGATTTGATCCTACCCTCTGACGTATTCGGAATAAGATCCTGATGTCCCCCTGTATCGGTCGAAGCCAAACGTCCCAAAACCCAAGCACTCTAAGGCTGAAAGGTTTTTAAAAAAATTAAAAATTACTGGGAGGAGATAATAGGTAAACTTGTCTAATTCTTCGCCATAGTTCCTTATCATGTAAAGTTCGTCTGACAGATTCAAGTTTTCTATTTGATCAAAATTTACGGTAGTAGGATTTTTACATAAACATTCTTTAAAGATCTGCGAAGGGGGATTTTCTCTATACAAATCGACCAAAGCATCGTTTCTTAAAAAATCAGTAAACCCAAAGCTTTCGCTTCCGTTTAAAAATTTATTAGTAGCCAACAAAGATTCTAAAGAGCTATTTTCATAACCTATGTATGTCGTTTCCTTTAGCCAATCTTTACATTGATGCCCCATATTCTCTATCCCAATAGTGTAGGCAAAAGGATCAAAAAATATGAAGAAATCAGGCTTGAAGTCTATGTCATATAAATAAATAAGAGAGTTACCAGAATAAGACAATATCTTATATCCGTTTTCTCGTTTTTTTTCGAGAAATTCTTTATCGTATCGAGCTACCGAACTGGAAGTCCCCACAATTAATATTTTGCTATCTTTTAGAGATTGGGTCATCTCTCTCCTCCATTGTTTGATAGTTCTGTTAACAATTGTGAAATACGAAAATCGTACTCATTAACTTTCCCCATAAGTTTTCTGGAGTCTTCGGGAGCATGTTTAAATGCTAGTCTTAAAATATCCATCCAATTAACATTATTTTTTGCTCGGACACTTTCCACTTCATCTATGATTTCTAAATCTGTTCTTTTTTTGTTTGCCATATTTTTTTTATAAATTGAAAATTGACCATCTCTACCACATAACTTGAAGCCATTTCTTTTTGCCATTAAAATAGAACCTTCATTCTGGGGCATTATTCTCGCTATGAAAGTGTTAGTTTTATTTAGCAAAAATAATTTTAATATTTTGGTTCCGTAGCCTTGCCTCCTGTAGTCGGGAGATATAGTCCATGAAAGCTCATATTCATTACCGCTCATCTTGTTTGATCTAATGGTTCCCACTGGAACACCTTTATCTTCTAAAATAAACACAGATATATGTGGAGAGTTTAATATCGTTTTTTCTAGCCATTTTTTGTGATCTTCTTTTGCGACTATAGCTTGGGATTTTGAATTTTTCCTAGTAATTATATCGTTTCTCCACTCTAACAGTAATTCTCCATCGTTGAAATCTATTTCTCTCAAATTCAAATTATTGATTTTAATCGTTTCTGTATCCCAACCCTTTGTAAGAAGGGGTGTGTGTTTTTCTAAATCTTTTTCTAGGTGGAAAGTCCCACGATTTTTTTGGGGGGTCGAGGTCGCATCGCCACTCAATATAAAGTTATAATTATTAATAAATAAATCTTGTATTTCACCGATAAGCCTATTGTATGTTTTAGCTAAAGTGTTTTCTTCTTCATCGAAGACTATTTCTTTTTGTAATATAATTTCCCCCGTATCTATCCCCGCATCTATGTAATGTATTGTCACTCCCTTTGGGGTATCTTCTAAGAATGACCAAAAATTAGGGTGATAACCCCTGTTGTAAGGTAGGTAAGAAATATGAAGATTTATAATAGGGTTTTTTGTTATGCAAATTATGTCTTCTCCGATTATGTGTTTATAGCCAAAACTAATAACATAGTCAACATTTTTAACATCTTCAATTTTTATCTTGTCCTCGGTTTGAATTACGTCATATCTAGATGACAAGAAATTATATAATCGGCAATTTTTATATCCCAAAAATAAAATCTTCATACTACTGATCTCGCTAATTCAAATTTTTCGGCATTTTCTAACCCCACTTCGCTGCCCCATATCTTCATTAAATTTAAGACATTCTCATAGCTTCTGGTATGAGGATATTCTCTCATTTCCTCATCGTAAATATGCAAGGCTTCCATTTTTTTGTCAATACTGTCAGTATCTAATGAAAAATAAAAATTACCCCTAAAATTGGCGTGGGGGTTATAGTCGGTAGAAGAGGGAACAAAATAAGATAAAATCGTTTGTTTTTTCCCGAACTGCGGTCTAAAAACTGTTAATGTGGCTCGATAAACCATTTCATGGTCTATATTAAGACAATCTGGATGGTGCGTAAAAATTAAATCAGGGGTAAATGGGCAATTATTTTCTATATATTTGCAAAGTTTCAACAAGGGAACAACATCCATACTGTTATCGGGAAAATCTCCATGATTAAATGAATTAATCCCTAGTATCTCTGAGATAAGGCTCAGCCTGTTATTTCTGTTTTCTTTTCCTTTTTCATCTCTGGCATCAA